CAGTTTGGTGGCCGGCACTTCGCAGATTGCGGCGTCCAGTTGGTACTGGGTCATAATCAGCGCGTCCATGTCTGCCAGGCTGGTGTCCAGAGAGCCGAAAGACTCACCCTGGCCATGAACCAGAACGCCATGGTTATCACGCATCTCCGCCATCTGAGCGACGTTCTCTCGCACCTGATCCATGTCAGCGCCTTCCGATGCCTGAAACGTATTCATACGCTTTGTCATAGCCAGAGTAGGCGCCTCGTTAGCCGTGCGCTCAGACGCATACACGCGCTCATAGATCCGCTGCGGCACAGAGACGCCGCCGAACTGATACGTGGCCTTCAGGAAATCAACAACCGGATACGGGATGTAGACCACCAGATGGCTTCGATGGATCATCTGATCGCGAACCATATAGAACTCTGGCTCGTAGAAGCCCATGCCCATCGGGTTGTTGATGTTCGACTCAGCCAGCTGCGGAACAATCCATTGCGGGTCAATCTGGCTGATGCCCTTGTACATGCCAGGCCCAACGCCGTCGATGTTGAACGGCAGCTTGTAGTACTCGGGATCAGTGGACTCAACCACGAATAGCGCAACACGGACGCCGTACACCCGACCGAACTGGATAAATTCTCGCATTGATCTATTGATGCACATTCGACGATCAATTTTCTCTATAAGATTGGCGGCGTCATTGGCAAGTTTGGATGCGGCCTTTTCCTCCATGCCCTCTGGGGTTTCGCAGTCGACCGCGTAACCCTGGCGGATTGCGTCCTTGGCCGGCATCGAGCAAGCTTTGTCGATCAGCCAATGCTGAGCCAGCATCGCGCAGTATTGGTAGCCGATGAAGGACTGAGCCGCGTACCAGCCGCCGACAGCTTCTGGTATGCCGCCCCAGGTTCCTTTGAGTGGGAAGCGCTCGCCGATGGATTCGTCCATGGCAGCGCCGCCAGTCGGTTGTGGGAACTCGATGCTGAAGTGCGTTGGCTTAACCAGTGGCCCTAGGTCGGCGGAATACATTCCGCGCTTCTTCGGCTCAGTATCGGCATCAGTGGCCGGTGTTTGCTTGCTGCTGAACGGCCACATAGGCGCTCCTTGGAATTTGGTTAACCCCACAGGCCTTTGCTGGCGCTGTACAGGTCGCGTACTGCCTGAGTGAATGCGTCAACCCGGTCATCATTAGCGGCAGCCGGGAAGGTGGTTATCTCGTCGATCCAATCTTTGATCCATGGCGCGATATCCGGATGAGGCAGCCAGATGTTTCCAGCTTCCCACTCAGCCGTGATCGCGTGAGCCCTGGCAATCTTGCTGCCATCAGGCTCGACAGGAATCATGCCAGAAATCTCGGCCTTTAACGAATCCATGATAGCCGGCCCGTTGGCCTTGTCTTCGATCAGCTTTCGCCTCGCTTGCGGGAACCTGGCAGTCATGGCAACTACAGCGGCCTTGGACTTGGTGAAGCTCATGCGCTCACGGTGTTCGTACAAAAGGTAACAATTAGCTCCGAGCTTACCCCAGACCTGGCCGACAACGAAGTCAGTGCCTTCCGAGTCCTTGAAAGTCATATCCCACGATTGGACGACCTTCTCGAACTTGGCCGGCAGCTCATTGGGCAGGTAATGGCGAACACCGGTATCCTTGAATATAGCGCCACCAATTGTCTTAGGCGACTGCATGTACATCGCCGACCAGAAGTAGTCTCCCAACATCGCCTTGGTATCTAGGAGCTTGTCGACAGGATGAAGCTCAGGAATCAGCGCGACCTCTTCGCCTTCAGCGCCGCTGGTAGCCGGGAAGCTCAGCAGCTTTGCCTTTGGGTTGGCTGCCAGGATGCGGCCAGAGAGGTCATCAGTAGCCCAGCGGGTAGCCATGATGATTTGGCCACCAGTCTTGCTTAGGCGAGTTAGGAAGGTTGAGCCGTACCACTTCCAGATGGAGTCCTTGGTGGCAGGGCTGAGCGCTTCCTTGGAATTCTTGATGGGGTCGTCGATGATGCCGATGTTCACGGTCTTACCGGTCAGAGGGCCACCGACACCCTGGCCGATGTACGTGCCCTTGTGCCCGACCAGCTCAAACGTCTCGCTGTTGCGCTTTGCCTCGACATCCACATTCACGGCGCGCTTGGCGTTCAGCGATGAATCCGGAAAGAGCTTGTGGTACTCGCGAGACATCATAATGCGCTGAACGTCTCGGTTCATGTCGCTGGCAAGATCCTTGCCGTACGACAGGCCGGCAATGCGCAGCTCGGGGAACAGACCGAAGATGTAGGCAGGCAGATGGCGGGACACGATGTCGGACTTGCCGTGCTGCGGAGGAGCTTGGAGGATCAGCACCGGTCGCAAGCCAGCCATGCAATCAGCAATGAACTGATCAAGGGCGGCGCAAACCGTGAATGAAAAATCGCTAACGATGTATTCAGGGTTGATATAACGAATAAACGCCAGGAGCGATTTTCTCGCCTGGCGTCTTTTGAGGATTTCGCGGGCCGCGTCGGCCTTGGTGATCACAGACGAACCGCGATCATGGCTAGCAGAAATATTACGGACAGCTGCCACCATAGCGGATCACTCATCGCCTTCACTTGCAATCAGCGCCGCAAGCTCAGCGTCAGTCATGTCGCCGACTTCACGCACGTTGATGGCTCCACCATTTGGCCCGCTGATCTCATGCTTGCTGGCGGACTCCCAGCCCTGCATCTTGGCGAGCTGAGCAATGGCGGCAACCGGCGAATGTGTCTTGATCTTTGGGCCGAACTTGCCGACCTCCAGCTCAGAGATAATGATTAATTTTTCGCTGCCGGATTCTTGCAGGTCGGCGTTGATCTCCCAGGCTGTTTGGTTCAGGTCGGCACCAGTCTCCATATCCTTGCCGATATTCGCAGTCCGGAATTTCACGATATCCTTCAGGTGCGTGCGGCCAATCAGCGACAGGGTTTTCATCGCCTCTTCGCGGGTCATGATTGCATCAGAAACTGCTTGCACTTTCATGGAATCCATGAACGCCTTGACCTTTATGTTACTCAAGATCTGCGAACAGCTGGAGTCGGCGGATTCATCAGTGTCAGCCTTTCCGCCAGCTGAGTAATACGCAGCGCGCTGAGTCATGCCAGCGAGCACGCCAGTAGCTGTACGCTGCTGTAGCTGCGTCAGTTGATCGAATAGGGCCTGCTGTTCAGCATTCATAAATTACGCCTTAGCCGCAGCCTTACGCTTAGCCCGACCAGCAGAGAATACCAGGCCACCAGACATACAGGCCCACCAGATAAACAGCCCCATCGAGCCGTCAACGTTTCGCGAGGTCGGGAAAGCCTGCACGGCCCACACAAAGAAAACGGCAGCCAGCAGGTAGTAGATCCAGGTGGCGTTGCGTACGGCCGAGTAACGGGTCTTGAAGCTCATGGTTTATCTCCTGTCATGTGGGGTTGCCATAGTTATTATGGCACGGCTGCGTAGGATTACAATAGCCTGAATGCAAGAAATGAAAAAGCCCGCTTCCGTGAGGTTGCGGGCTTTTGTGCTGCAAGGGGTCTAAGCCCAATTCATTCCAAGGCGAGCAGGCGTTGCTTCTCTTCTTCAGGCATCCCGGTAATTGTGGCGGTAATTTCGATTGCCTCGGCCCACTCGACTGGACGTCCGCGAACAAGTGATAGCTGGCTGACCAGAGAGCTTGCAAGCTGCTCCTTTGCGAGCACAGATGGAGCCTTTGCGGATCTCAGGACTCGATGCGCATTAGCGAGAGCCACTGAATTTGATTTTCCTGGCTTGCTAAACAGCACGAGTGCGGCAAGAGAATTCGCCAAATCATCGTAGCTAGCAAATTCTTCGCCACACTCCGGACATCCAGCGCTGTTTGCATAGCTATGTTCACAATCGCTCATAAAAATCACTCCTGCCAGTGATAATTGATATAGGCGTGCAGATGAAGTGACTTGAGATCGGAGTCTAAGCTGGAGGTGTTGAACCGCCCATCAGTCACCAGCGTCCATTGGAACGCCTAAGCTCGTCCGTCTATCTGGCCTTGCGGCTTCATCTGCATCTGGAATCAAACAATCTGTGTCGCTCGCGATACCGCGTGACCTCAGATCCTACTCTTGTTTGATTCCACGATAAAGACGATCACCGCATCTGCGGTCACACTTCCGAGGGAAACAGACCAAAACCCTCCTACGGTTTACTCAAGCACTTTAGGCGCTTTTCTCATCGGTTACAAACCTGGCGACTCCGATGATCTGGAAGTGGAGGAAACTTCCACTAACCTAAGTGCGTTCCGAGCCGTAACGGTATTGCGGCGGCGCTGGTTATTCATTTGTTTGGTGAGCCGTGGCGGATTTGAACCGCTCCTTCAATCGATTATGAGTCGAACGCATTAACCAATTATGCTAACGGCCCAGGTTTTACAGTGTAATTGTTATTCGGCTGGTCAATGCAAGAAGTATTGTGGGGCACGCTTGCAATCGTTCTTCTCATCGCCTATCGGCATTGACCATGCGAATAACAACTTTATATTTAAAGATCGTTGTAGGTCTCTCCCTACTGTCACGCCGATTCACCGCGTTGTTGCTCAGTTGATATGGCCCAGTGGCGCGGCCTCCGCATTTAACGAAGCGGTCAAGTTATATGTGGTGGCCGGTGTCGATCTCCGGCTTTCAGGTTCTAGTGCTACCTGCAACTACTCTCTCGAGCATCGACCTGCTCATTCACCACACCCCAATAATCACCCATCACCAAAACTATGTCAACACCCTGTCGAAAATGATTTTGCATATCCAGGCTGCGATCTATGCCATTTTGCAAATCCTGACTTTTGGGTAAGGAAATCATATGTGCAAGGTTGAGGGGTGCTTGAGGGGTCACTTTTCCCTCAGCTTTCGAGCGTCTAGATCAAGGCTTTCAGGTAGTTTGTGCTAGTTGAGGGGTGGGGGTATATATATTTTTTTTATTCAAAATTTTTTTACAGCCGGAAACCTGCGCACGCCGATTTTACCCCTCAACCCCACAAAATCTCTGAGATGCCCGAGATAGACAGTCAAAACCTGAGGGGTCGGCAATCCCTCAGCGCCCCTCAAACCCCTCAGATGCTCAATCATTTCGCCACTCAAATTGCACAGAATCCCTCAAATACCCCTCAAAACAGTAAATACCCCTCACACCACTCAAATTGTCTTGACCGTCATGAATGGTCATGAAATCATCCTTACCGGATCTAAAAAGCAATTAATGGGGTGCAAGATGGAAACTTACGAGGTTAAGGCTGGCCCGCTTCCGGAGAGCGTAGCTGCCAAAAAAGCGAGCCCATACAGCTTCGACATCATGGAGGTTGGCGAGTGGTTTGTGGTTGATGGCGTAGCAAAAGCAGAGTCTGCTCAGAACGCCGCCTACTATTACGGCAAGAAAAACAACATACCCTTTAAGCTTTCGCGCCGCCGCGATACTCGATTCCCTGAGTGCTACTACATGCTGAGGGTTGAATGATGGTCGATAACCCACTTAACGGGATCGACATATCAAATATCCCTGATTTTGACATGGCTCCCGTGCATGCTTATTCCGATGTAATGCCTGACGAAGAAGATTTTGAAGTCAATCTGTTTGATGTTGGCGTGGGCTTTACCGACACAAATGATTACGATCATGAAGTTGCAGCTGACTTGAAAGAGGCAGCACCAGTTAAGCGCTCCCCAGAAGATCTGGCAAAGGCTCCTCATCCTCGCCGCAAGCCAAAGCCGCAAGCTGTTGCTGCCACCGAGGAACTTGAGCAGTTCATTCAATTGCCTGAATCAATCAAGGATACGGTCATTGGTCGATACTCAACGTCGGTTGCTAATGCAATTGAGTTTCCAGAGACCAGCGCATTTATGGTTTTCCTGGCATGCGCAAGCGCATCGGTCGCCTGCAACTATGCGGTTCAATTCAAGTTTGGCGACAGCTTGCCGACTGGGCTTTATGTGATCGTTGAGCAACCGCCGTCGACACAGAAGAGCCGTATTCTTGGGGCGGCGCTGAACTCTTACCTGTCTAGCATGGGTAAACACAACCGCATCGTGTTTGGCAAGTTGCGCGAGGCCAAAGAAGGGAACCCTGAGGTTTCGGATTGGCTTCGACCTGGCTTCCTTTCGACGACGGATGCCACTACTGCGGCGATGGATAAGGCGATGGCCGGTCTTTCCGAAGGTCGATTCGTTATCGCTACCGACGAGAAGTCTATTCTGGGTTCGCTGTTCCCACCTCCGACATCGTTTGCCAGTAGTAACGACATCGTCTTGAAGGGATACACGGGCGACCGGGTGGCATCCATGCGAAGCGGCCGACTAGCATTTAGTGGCAAGGCCAACGGGACGGTTATAATTAACGCCCAAGGTGGTGCGGCGGCTCGCATCCTGCGAGAGTCAGACGGATCCGGCATGGCGGAGCGGTTCTTCTTCGTTTCAGAGCCAAGCTATCTTGGATCGAGAACGTTTGATGAGTACCCGATTGATCTGGAGATGAAGAAAGCCTACGACAATGCGGCCATTGGTTGCGTTCAGGCTTACTCGAAAGCAGTGTTGAAGTACGCCATGGCTGAAGAGCAGGCCAGGGTCACACTTGATCCTGAAAATCTTGAGCAGTTGCGTCTGACAGCGGCAGGGTACGAGAAGATCCGCAACTACCGACGTGAGAATGAGCCTCTGATGGCAGAGCTTGAACGAGCCGGCGAGATGGTCATGCTGTCTTGGTTGGGTAAGTTCGAGGCTCACGTCATCAAGATCGCGGCAGTGCTTCATGTCTACGAATGCATCGGCAACGGTAGTAAGGTTTCCAACATCATCACCGACAAGATCCTTGTTGCGGCAATGGAGCTGGTGGACCTGATGGCGGATCACCAGCAGCAGATGATTCGCGACTCAGGAGACTCAGGCAACGACGCTGAAGAGCAGGTTGTTATTGAAGCGCTCGGCTCTTCGAAAATGGCTGTGCGATCCCTGCTTCAGAAGATCCGCTATCGAAAACCATTCAGCTCAATGGGAAAAAATGGTTATGCGGCCGCTAAACGACGCGTTGAAACCATGATATCTGGCGGCGTGATCATCGTTAATTCTTCCGGATCTCTGGAGGTTGTATGAATCCAGAGTCGATGATCTTTGATGTCTATGGTGTGCGGCTGCGGCTGGCGCCTCGAGACGGAATCCTTCGCAGCTTTAAGGTAAATGAGCTGCACAATGGATTTTTGATCGCCACGGATGAGGGCGCTATTTTTGGCTCCATCATTCATGCAGACAGATGGATTGTCTTGCCTGGATACTTCAAGCATTACGAGGCCGAGCATAAAGAGTCGGCAAAGATCCGCGCCGAGTGGCTGATATGGGAATGTGCCAGGTCGATGCTTGAGCGTGGTGAGCGACTAACTACAGGAGACCGCGAGCGATTGGCGCTGGCGGTCAGGAGGCTGGAGGAATGGCTGTGAATGATGATTCGGTTGTTGAGGACGCTCTTGCGCGGGTGCTGTGGAGAGCTTACACGGACGCGAACATGGAGGATGATGGCGGCAAACCAAAATGTTACGACATGGTTTCTGAAGACGAAAAGATTCTGCGCCAAGCGCTGTTTGGCGATAAACCAAAGACAGGAGATGCAAAGTGACCGAACAAGAAAGTCGTGAGCAATTCGAACAGTGGTATCAGTACGCGGGGATCTCGCACTGGACAATTCGTTTTCATCGCGAAGAGTGCGGGAAGTACACTTTTGTCGGCACTGAGAATGCTTGGCGTACCTGGCAGGCATCTCGGGAAATTTTGGTACAAGGGAGCGGGAAATAATGAGTATCGAGAAAATGCTATCCGAATGCCGAGCGCATTGGGAGAAGACAAAGCCTGATGCGGTGTTCGCTGATTACTGGATTGGCTGGCAGGCAAGCCGCGAATCGCTGGTGATTGAGTTGCCAAATGAGTGCGGCATCAACGTTGGCAAGAGCTGGTCGACTGCATTCAATTCAGCTCGACTGCAATGTCTGAAAGCCATCGAAGCCGCCGGCCTGAAGGTGAAGTCATGAAGAAAGTACATATAAACCTCTGGACTCCGCATCGCAACGGCGGCTGGATATGGTTCGACCGCAAGCAATTAAAGCGGTTTGATTATGGCAAGAAGGGCGTTGCTGTGTGGTGGTGCCTCTTCGGGTTTTGCGGGTACATCTTGCTGCAAACATGGCCTTGGCAGCGGAGGGCAAAAAAATGACCGACTATAGCGAACTGAAGCGGCTGGCAGAGGCTGCATCGAAATTTCACTCATCCGGTGTAGAGCCGGGAACATATAACCCTTACCAGAATGATTTTTCGCAGCGGCAACTCCTCAAGCCGTGCTGGCGCTGATCGCCGAAAACAAATCCATGGCCGAGTTTAAGGAGCACATGGTTCAGCTGCGCGAGACGCACGGTTTCGAAAGCTGGGCTGCCGCGTTGGTCGAGATTGATCGGCTCAAGGCCGAGAACGACGGACTGCGCGGACAACATGACCGAGACAGCGGGGAGCTTCGAAAGCTATGTGCTGCAAGAGATTCTGCGCGCCGACAGCGCGACAAACTTAGGGTAGATAATGATGCGCTCAGAGCCGCCGCTTCGCAGTCCATCAAATTTGTAGCGTTTGCATTTGACCAAGGCATAGAGGGCGCCGAACAGGCTGGATTAGCTATCGAAAATGCACTTTTGGGGACTGTACATGGATGATATCGAAAGTCACGAATGCCCCATGTGTAAGCAAGGCTGCTCGCGAGATTCGGCCGACGTGGGAGTAGGTGTCATCTATGGACCATGGGGTTGCCCGTGCGGCTGGTCTGAAGACCCGCGCTATAACCTCCTTGCCGGTCCAAGGTATACAGAGCTTGGCAGCCGCATTGACCAATATGGCGGAATCACGCCGGATGAAAGTTCTGGATTTATCTTTGACGCCGCCATGAGCAAGGAGGGTTGAGATGTTGATTTTCGATCTAACCTTCACCGATGGAAAGGCCTGCCGCTACCTATGCCCAGATCCAGAAGCAACCGAGGCAACCGAGCGCGCCAGCCTGGAAGCCATCTTCTGCGGCCGACTTGCATCAATGGTCAGAATCATCGCGCCTCCACCTGAGAAGCTGCCGTGGAAGCCAGTCAAGAAGGGATTGTGGCGCTGCAACCTGTTCGTTTTGAAGAAGCTCGATGACGGATCATTCAATTGCTTTTGGCCAGGCGGCGAAGTAACCGGCGGCAAAGACGAAATTTCCGACGCCGTCAGAGCAAATTGGCATCTTGGTTGTTGACATAGTTATTATGCAGGGCTAGTATCACCCGTGTAGAAACAAATTCCCCGACAGGAGCATAACCATGAACACCCAAGCATTCGATGATGGCAGGCGTGTTGATCGCCGGCAGCAATCCAAGCCGTTGGTCTCGCCTCAACTGACCATCGCTCAATCGATTCGCCGCTCAAGCGATCCGCACCACGCAGCGATTACCTCATTCACCCGTCGCGAATGCCCGCACGGCCAGAACATCCATACCTATTATTTCGAAGACGGTAGCTTTTTGTCCTTCAAAGTCAGCTATATGGCCGTGGAAGATGGTGGACGCTGATGCGAAGCCATCTTGATCTGATCCTTATCATGGCGTGCATCGTGGCAATTGTGTTGATGGGGGTTTGAATGAAACCTGGCAACGCAATTTACATCGGCGGCCCGCCACTGGATCCGCCGGACGATGATCCGATCATCCAGTGCAATCGCTGGCAATGCAGCAAGAAATCACCGCGCACCGAATGGGTACGCAACCACTGGCACTGCCCCGGCTGTCACGAAGAAGACGCGGCCGGGATTACTGAAGAGGATTGAACATGAAAATCAAAATGACGCACCGCCAAATTCGTGAACTGCTCGACCTGTCGGAAAGCAGCGGAGACCCGGAATGCTACGACGACATGGTTGTGGTTTTCGTGGAAGACGATACGGCCCACAGCGGTCCGGGTCTTTACTGCCAATTCCAAGAGGTTCCGGAAGAAGGCTATATGTTCCTCGCGTCCAGCGATGAAGAAGAGGCAGCGGCCGAAGCCATCTTCCAGCGCAAGGTCGCGTCTGGCGATGCGCAGGAGTTGTGATGGGAACCCTACTCATCTGCTGGCTAGCAACCTCACTCATCCTCGGCGGCGGACTGGCTCGCCTTGCACACCTGGCCAAAGCTTCGCGATCAGCGGGCAGCGGACGGGGTTAACTGGAGTATTACGGCATGAACAAAGTCCACGATTCTGATTGCGCAACCAATAACACTGGTTCTCCTGAACTGCTCGGCAAATGCGATTGTTCGAAAGGCGATGGATTGTCGCCGAGGATGCTGGGCTTATTTGAAAAGTTCGAGGCGGCAGCCATTAAGCTGGCGCACACACCAAAGGCCCGGAAAAACCATCTGGACGTTGATAGCAAGTTCAGGGGAGCCAAGGCGGATCTGTTGAACGCCATCAAGCACTGGTGCCAGCGATGATCTATCAACCCTCCATCGCTGCCGTCGTCATCTGGTTCAACACGGGCCTCCCTCAGCTTATTCAATGGTGAATGTCATGAGTGAGCAACGCAGAAAGTTAATTGAACAAATCAACAATGCTCGAAAATCCATGGCGCTCTGGCCTAAAAAATGGCGTGACGGACTAAACCTTGACTTGACGATGGTGGGAGAAAAGAAATGAGCGGTTTCCAGCGCGAAGGACGCTACATCGTCGTAAAGCCTGATTGCATGGAGAGCTCGCGCACCATGAGGCTAAAGTCTTTTATCGAAGAGATGTGCTTCCAAACGCCTGATTGCGTTGTGGTTGAGGCTGACTGGCCAGAGTACGAGCCTGTCTGGAAAATGATCGAAGACCGCGTTATGGGCAAGCAGCCTGAGCCCGCTTCAATTGAAGTTAAGAACCCGATTCTTGGTTATGCCGAGAGTTACCGAACGATGATTCGAGTGGCCATCGCCGATCAAACTCCAACCGACGTAAGCATGTATTCAGTCGCCGTTGATATCGAATGCAACATGGCGCCGCTGTGGGACGCCCAACGCCTGCGCGCCGATACGGCTGAGGCTGAGCTCAAGGCGCTGAAGCATCCGATGAACTCGGCGCAGCAGTTGCGCAAGGATCTTGCCGCCGCCGAGCAGCGCATTGCTGAGCTGGCGGGGTTGCTTCAATACGTTCGTACAAAGCCAGGATTCTTTTCTGGAGAATTTGTGCTGAAGCTCGACGCCGCCCTCAACCCCAACCCCGAGGCAGAAAGTCATGAGTAAGGAAGTTGAAACTCGAATTGCAAAGGACTGGCAGACGCTATCGATAACTTCCGGCGATCAAGCGCGCTACCTGAAGATCGTCCGCTATCTTGCTGGATCTCACGCTACATCGACGTACATGGTTTCTCGGCACTTGCGCGAGGCTTGCAGTGTTGTTCGCCGCGACCTGCGCAAGATGGAAAAGCGCGGTTATGTCATCGCCGACAGCAACGGATCAAACAATATTTATTGGAGCTTACGACCATGACCAATAACCCAACGATTGACGGCGTGTCGCGCCTCGGCACATGCGAAATGATTCAGGCATTGCTGGATCTGGACGCCCGCGGCTCTCTTGCACCGCACGGGATTGGCGGGCTTGCTCGCGATGTGCTGACCAAGGCGCAATCCACCATCGCCCGCCTCGAAGCGCGGATCACGCAGCTTGAATCCGAAAAAGAGTTCGCCGCTGCGACGTATCAGGCGGCGCGAGATCGGATCGCTGAGTTGGAGAGTGGGAGGGGTGAGCCGGTCAAGCTCCAGCATATGGCCGTTGCAGAAGATGGAAAGCTGCGTTGGATGTCTGGACGAAAGATGCAGGACTGCGAGCTTTACGCCATGCCGGACGGATCGGCGATTCGTCAGCAGCTCTTCACCGGCCAGCCAGCTCCGGTCGCGGCTGTGCTGCCAGATCGCCAAAGCGCAAGAGAGTCATTCGAATGCGGAGGTGTTGCGCAAGAGCAGTTTTCTAAAGGCTTGAACGCCTGCCTCGACGCCACCGCTGCGCTGAATGAGGTGAAGTCATGAATCTTGATCGCGCTCAGCGCCTGCGCCAGGAAGGGCATAGCTGGAACTCGGTAGCAAGACTTCTTCGCACAACGATATACAAGCTAAAAAAAGCATGGATGGAGGCCGAGCTGCCACCAGATAATAAATATAGGGCAAGGAAGCGCAAAGGCGGAGCTACTCAGGAAATGCTTGAGAAAGCAGAACTACTCCGTAGTCAAGGCGTAAGGTGGAAAACTATAGCTGAGCGTCTTGATGTCGACTTGGGTTGCCTGGAAAAGTTAATTTACAAACCAAGAAGGCCTCCATCTGCACAAGTCATTTCAGCCAGGAATATGCGAAAGCAGAAAGCCAGATGGAAGGAAATTGGCAGGCTTCTGGGGAGAGATCCGCTTTCTATCCAGGCTGAAGTTAACAGATATGTGCGAAGCGGGGTTATTGAATGATCGCCCCGCAATCCGAACTCCGATTCCACGTCCTGCGCCTTGGCTCTCGCAAGGCAGCCGCCAGGCTGTATGGCGTCAGCATGGTGCGCTACTATCAGGATCTTCCGGTAACTGATTTTGACCACTATCGGCGCGGCCAGATGGTAATGATCGGCGGCGTGCTGGCCAAGAAGTGCTTGCGCTGCGAGACCGCCAGAGAGCTGCAATATTTCTGGATTCACTCGCAATCCAAGTCCGGCTGTCGAGAGACCTGCGAGTTTTGCAGGATAAGGCAGTCTGAAGCAATCTACCTAGAATTAATTAAAGCCCCTTAATTGGGGCTTTCTTTTTCCTACGATAAATTGAAACCAATAAAAAAGCCCATCCGAAGATGGGCTTGCCGGCGGGCTTTGACAGGAGCTTGCCGAGGAACTTCAGGCTAAGCGCAACACTGACGCCTGTCAACCTTTGCGTATGGATCAAGTGGCAGCGCGATGATTGCTCGGCCTTCGTCGGCGTGATGGTCAACCTCGGATGGATCGCAGCCGATATGTGTGAACCGGTCTTTGCAATGGTTAATCATCCAGTTGAAGTTGTCGTATTCCATGGCACATAGGACGCGACTGCGGCCGGACTGCGACCACCAGATTCGCCAGGCGTGTGCGTAGTCGATGCAGATAATTGTTTTGCCGTCGTGCTCGCCTTCTGGTTCGAGGATGGCGGTTGAGCCGAATGATGGGTTTCCGGCTGCGTAGGTAATACCCTTGCTGCTGATCGCCGCGACGTTCGTTGTCTCGCCGATGTTGTTGATCAGCGGGACGATCAAGGATCCCTTCAGGTTGAGGCATTGGACATTGGAAGCGGTGTTGTTTTGCATGAGGTATCTGTGCTGTTCGGTTGGTTGGCAGGCAGAGAGGATGGTTGCGGATTTCTCGCGGTCTTCTGCGTGCCCTGGCAGATCGCAGCGGGTTGCGCGAATAACTGGCTTGCGCGGAACTGCGTCGACAGATTCAAGATTCAGCTCGCCAAGGATGGATTGCACTGAATCGCGAAAGCTCACGCCCTGATGATCCATCACGAACTTGACCGCATCGCCGCCAGCACCACAGCCGAAGCAATAGAACATTTCCTTGCCTTCGCTGACGGTAAAGCTGGCCGATTTCTCTTGGTGGAACGGGCATCGAGCCGACCAGTTCTTCCCAGTCTTCTTCAGATCCGGCAGATACCCACGAATCACTCCGACGATGTCCTCATTTGCGCGGTCGACGACGTGTTGCGGTACGAGCTGGCCGCTCACTTCTGAAGCTCCAACAGCGTAGGCAGCTTGATCGCCGGAATGCGACCGCGAGTCTTCCAGGTGTGGTAATCAGAGACGCTGCAATAGGCGGCTTCGCACAACGCCTTCACGCTGCCAAACTGCTTGGCCAGGCTGACCAGCAGTTTGCCGTCTTGAGTCGTCACCGATGGCTTGATGCCAGGGTTAGGGCCAGGAAATTCCTGATCCCATTCAGCCTCGGAAAGGTCAGGCCGAAACTCTTCTTTCATGCGACCTGTCTTGTCGGCCAGACGGATAGCTGCGCGCTTCGACATGTATCCGCGCTGAATCCACATAGCAACAGCGCCAGGCGAAAACCCGGCAGCCCTTCCCAGTGCGGCATTCGATTTGTACTCGGCGATCAGGCTAGCCAGCACGCGGCCTCGGTCGTCTTGTTGAAGGTCAATTGGAGGCATAATTCAATTCCGTGTTGACATAGTGATTATGTTTCGGCAATAGTACCACCTGAGCGATAATTATGGCAATGAGGATATAGAGATGGAAGATCGGGAATTGTTGGAGTTGGCGGCTAAGGCAGCAGGTATAGAAGCAACTTATTTGTTCGGGCTTACCTTTGGTCTGAGAAATGACGCAATGCTTTTCAGTGACTGGAAGGTCTGGAACCCGCTTGGCGACGACGGCGATGCTTTCCGCCTTGCTCACAAACTCGGCATCCAAATCAAATGGTTCGGCAGCATTGAAACCGTCCGCCGCGCAATCGTGAGCTCTGCCGCCGATACCGGCCGCATGATGGCATCATGAAAACCCACACCCGCTGCCGCAACTGCGGATCCAGGCGCAAGCTCGCCAAACATCCTGACGCCTACAAGATTCAGCCGCGCTGCCTATGCGGCGCTCGAGACTGGCGCAAGGACGAATACCGGCATCGAGTCGAGTTGCCGCAAATGCGCCAGAAGATCGGTCGTTATGCAGTCTGCCACTCATGCTTTCACTACCCGCACCGGATCGGGTCTGAAGGCTGTATTTTCCACACCGACGGCAGCTATCGCGATTTCTTTGCGTCGTGATTGCCATCGCCGGTTGATATAGTTATTATTTGTTTTCTGCTGACAGGAGCAACATCCAATGGCGTTCACCCTCCACAACATCGCATCCGACAAAGAAAACTCCACGGCCAAGCGCGCCGATTCCATCAGGGTTCAGCACAACAAAATCAAGATCGTCAACGGATTCAACGAGCGCGACTTCAAGCGCGAAGATGTACGCCTGCATATCGCGTCGATTGTTTCATCGCTGATCGCTGGCGAGCCGATTCCGGCGCTGGTTGTCTGGACGAATCCCGATAACGGCGATATCGAGCTAGTTGATGGTGAATGCCGCTACTGGGCCTACAGCGATTTCTCCTCGGCATTCCCGGAGCGCTTCGATGGATACGTCGCCGCTATTCCGTATCAAGGCACGCCAGCTCAGCGAAAGGCCATGGTCGCCAAAAGCAACAGTCAGTTGCCACTGGATCCGGTTCAGCGTGGCCGCGTCTATCTGTCGCTTCGGGACGAGCATGGCATGACCCGCCAAGAAATTGCGCTGGAGATGAACAAGTCGCTGGCGCATGTTGACCAGATGATTTTGCTGGCCAGTGGCGGTGAAGAAGTCCATCAGGCCGTTGAACGTAAAGAGATCAGCGCCACCGAGGCTACCAAGCTCATTCGCGATCATGGCGCTGATGCGCCAGCTGAACTTGAGCGGCGTAAAGAGGCAGCCAAGGAGATTGGCAAGGACAAGGTGACTGCCAAGGTTGCGGCGCCGAAAGCTCCGAGCCGGCCTCGCATCGATATGATTGTTTCGGCTGCTGTAGTTCTTGTAAATCGACTTGGCGCCGAACTGATTGCCAATCTCGACAACTCACAAGAGTTCGAAGCCGCCGTACCGTCTCACGCTCTCGCCGATTTGCTGCATGCAGTTAATGAAATGCGCGAATCCGGCAAACATCTCAACGCCGATCGCCAGGTTGAATTGCCGATTGAGTGAGGGCATAATTGTTTTGCGGATGGCGTGAGACCCAGAAGCAAAACTTTGGACTGAGGCTATAGACCGCTTTGATGTATGCCGTTCCCTGACTTGATTGAGTAGCCTCAGTCCAAGTCATTTCAGGGAGTCTCACCGGCATACAGTCAAAGCGGTTTTTTGTGGGCTTGATTTATGGCTTTAAGAAATTGCTCGATGTGCAAGCAGCACAAGGACGACTCTGCATTCAATAAAATGAAGAATGGATATCTAGGGCTTCAAAAATATTGCAGGGCATGCCAATCAATTAGCTTTAAGGCTTATCACGAAAAGAACAGAAAGAGGTTAATAACCGCTCAGAACAATAGATATCACAAGAACAAAGAGTCGATCAGTGAGGCTAGAAAGCACGCCTACTGGCATGACCCAATCCAGAACCAAAAGGTTAAAGCAAGGGCGGCAGCATGGTCTAAAGCCAACAAGGAAAGGGTTCTAGCCAGGGCAAAAGCTTACACGAAAGAAAATTTCGCCAAGGTTTCGGCCAGGAAGAAAATACACCGACGGGAAAATGCCGAGGCGATAGCTGATTACGACAGGAAATATCGCCAGCTAAATAAGCCGAAGATATTGCGAATAGGAGCAAAAAGACGCGCTGCAAAAGCTGGGGCTACGGTGGCTTGGGCCGATATGGAGAAGATAGAGCGCTTTTATGTTGATGCTCAGCGCCTTACTAAGGAGACCGGTATTGCCTACCACGTTGACCATATTGTTCCCTTGATATCTAAGCTGGTATGCGGCCTTCATTGCGAGGCAAATCTTCAAGTAATAACCGCATTCGAAAACGTGTCCAAATTAAACAGATACTGGCCTGACATGCCCGAGGATTGATATGCCCCTACTATCGTTTCAAAAGCCAGCCGTAACCGCTTTATGCCGCCATTTCAGATCCAGAGAAACCACCAAGTTTCTTGATCGTGACGTGCATCCACCGATCATTGTCAGCGCCTCGGTATCCTCGGGGAAGAGCGTGATGTTAGCCGAGTGCGCCAAGGCCGTTCAGGACGCCAAGATTGAGCGTGACGCGGCAGCCGGCAAAGATCATGCGCCGGTTTTCATTCTGGTCATTCAAAGGCAGTCGCTACTTTGCTCCCAGAACAGCGATGAGGCGTGGAAATCCAACGTTAAGAACTCGGTCTTCAGCGCTTCGCTCAACCGAAAATCAACAGCTTTCAAGGTTGTATATGCAACTGAAGGGACTATCGCTCGCGCCCTGACTCAATACCGATTCAGCCCATGGACAGAAGAAGAAAAGACCCGCCACCCGAACTGGAAAGCCGCCGCTGGTAAGTTTCACCCCGACTTGATCTTGATCGACGAGGTTCATCAAGTTCCGTTCGAGGCGGAAGATTCGCAGTATATGAAGACGCTGCTGCATTTTTACGACATTAAGCCTCATCTGCGTCTTGCTGGCATGACTGGATCTCCGTTTCGCGGCATCAGCTCGATAGTCGGGAATACTCCGCAGCACCTGTGGAAAAAGGTCGCCAGCATTGAACCAGGCGACCCCGACTATCCAGAGGGCGGCGTCGGGAACGGCATCATTTCGACAGAATTCATGATCGAGCAAGGCTGGGTAGTAGCTCCGCATTTCGGATTCCCCGACGACCAAGATACTCATTATGATTTCAGCCACCTATCTACCGAGACCTGGGATTATCCTGAGCACGAGTTGGACGCCGCCGTCAGCGACAAAGAGTTGTGTCTTGCGATCTGCGCCGACTTCATCCGCAAATCAAAGGATCGCGGCGGCGTAGTCATCTTTGCAGCCACTCAGCGCCATACCAGGCAGATTGCCGCAGCCATGAAACTGCTCGGCGTCGATCCCGATCAGATTGGCGTGATCATCGACAAGACTACGCAGAAAGAACAGACGCGAATACTTACCGCCGCCAAAGAAGGCAAGCTTAAATACGTGATAAACGTCGCCGTTCTGACGACCGGGGTCAATGTCCAGTGGTGGGATACCGAAGTTCTTATGCGGCCAATCGCGGCTATTGTTTTGCTGATCCAGGCTATCGGTCGAATCTTGCGCCTACTGATCGAAGATGGCGAAATGGGCATGGTGGAGCGTGACGCTCTGACGGCAGAGCTGCGCAAGATGTTAATCGCCGCCAGCAGCAAACCAGACGCATTGGTTCTGGATTATGCGGGGGTCATGGATACCCTGGGGGCACTTTACGAAAATCCAGTCCTTGAGATGGCTGAGCTGGAAAAGGCCAAGAAGGAAGGGAAAGATCTAATCGAGTGCCAAAAGTGCCTTACGATGAACAGTCCGAATGCCAGGCGCTGCATTGGTCGAGATGCTTCCGGAGAGCGCTGTGATCATTTCTGGCATTCACGCATATGCCCAGGATGTCACTCAGAGAACGATCAGGTGGCAAGGGAGTGTCGGATCTGCCACAGGACTTTGATCGATCCAAACGCAGCCCTATCCGGCAAACACTACACTGAAGGCGAATCAATACCCGTTCGCTCGATGCAAGTCGAGACCGGTCGCGGCGGGAAACTGATCATCCGCTTCCAGCTGTCAGACGGTCGCCATCCTCAGCTTATCTATTATCCGCACGCCGGCAAGCAGCCGGCACTTAACTCGAAAATCTGGAAAGGCTTCGTAAAGCAGCTACCAATTGATGATCGGTCAAAGTTCCGACTGGGCGCGATGAAGGCCGAAACCATCGTCGAAAACCGGGAGCTGATCCCGGTGCCAATCGAGATTTCTGCTCGAGAGAAAAATGGCAAGTGGGTTGTCGGCCGAATGAAATTTGCCGAAGCGGAAAGCTTCATGGAGCCGGCATGATCCGCATCTACGACAGCGGCTATCGTGGTGATTGCCGCCTAGAATGGGCCGAGCAGATCGACGCGATGGGATGGTTGGAATTCAATCACCCTGATCGCTGGCCTCTTTGCTTCCACGTTCCAAATGAAATCAAGGCAAGTCCGCAGTACATGCAGAAGAGGCAAAAGATGGGGGTCAAGCCTGGCGTATCGGACATCATCGACTTCGGATTGATTCGCGGGGCTTTCGAGCTTAAGCGGCTGGACAGGACGAAGTGCAAGGTTTCGAAGGATCAGCGTGATTTTCTCCAGGCCACTTTGGATTCCGGAGGATTTGCGGCGATCTGTTACGGCGTCATCGAATTTCGCAAGGCCTACACCGATTACCTTGCCTTCATCGCCTCAAAGCAGTTGACATAGTTATTATCTTGATCCACTATCTCAGCACCTAAAGCAGTATCCATGACAGGAGCAATACAGAATGGCGTCACCAAAAGAAATCGATCTCGTTTGCGAGATTCAGCGCATCTGCATTCAAGTAAATATGCAGGGCAAATATCACACTTTCTTGCAGTACTCTGGCCATGTGCAGCTCGTTAACGTGTACATGTACAAGGCGCCCTATGTGCAGAATCAAGCCATGCTTAAGGGGTGGACTACGAGCGAGCATAACGTTTACCTGTCGACCGGCTATGAGGTCGGCGTCGGGGAAGAAATCGAAGATGTGATCGCTTGCAAGGTTGAGAAGCTTGAAAAGCTCAAAGCTGACCTTGCCAAATTCCTCGATGTTGACGCTGATGGGGTGCCGGTATGATCTACGAAAACCTCCCAGCCGAAGACTACTTCGCCATCGAAGCGGCCAGCAACTCAGGACTGAAGCTGATCCGCCGCAGTCCTGCGCATTTCAAATACCGCGAGCCTGGAATTGGCGACACTCGAGCCAAGCAGATCGGCTCGGCAATCCATATGGCGCTTCTGGAGCCCGAGCTGTTTGCCAAGACCTACCACGTCGCCGAGGCCGATGATCGTGTCAGCGCCTACTACAAGGGCCTTGCTAAAGACCTTGGAGGCTCAGTAGTTCTGACTCGACCGGAAAACCGTCGCATCATCGGCATGCAGGACGCCGCGTATCGCAATCAACGCTTTGCTGGATACATGGCGAAGGCTGGGCGAAATGAGCTGTCGGTTGTCGCTGCCGACCCAGTAACTGGCGTCAAGGTCAAATGTCGCTTCGACAGAAAAGGCGACTCGGCGTGGGCGCTGGATCTGAAGAAATGCCAAGACGCACGCGGCAATGAGTTCGCCCGAGCAATCACTAACTACGGCTACTACATGCAGATCGCCTTCTACCAGATGGTCTGGCAGTGGGAAACCGGCGAGAAGTGCGATGATTTCCCGCTGGCTGCACTGGAAGAAGATTCGCCGCACGGATTTATCCTTCACGACCTCGACGAGATCGCGCTGGAGCTGGGTCGCCGTCACGCACGCGAAGCACTCGACACGTACGCACGCTGCTTGGATTCCGGCGTATGGAACGGCTACGAAGAAGAATCCGAATTTACCAGCGTAACATCGTGGGCAGCCAATGAACTGCTGTCAGATGAAGCCTTTGGAGGCGTGTAATGAGTATTTCCCGCGAAGAGTTCATGGGCACAACCATGGCCAAGAGCGATCAGATCAACGCGGCCGACCTGCTAGGCGGCCCGCTGGTTTGCCAGATAACCGATATCCAGATGACTGGCGCCGCAGACCAGCCAATCAGCATCTTTGTTGACTCCCATCCGCAGCCATGGAAGCCTAGCAAGACGTCTCGCCGCGTGCTGGCAGCTTGCTGGTCTGATGTCGACCCGTCTGAGTGGGTTGGCCGCTACGTCGTGCTGTACAACGATCCGACGGTCATGTGGGCTGGCAAGGCTGAAGGTGGTATCCGTACGAGCCACATGAGCCACATCGACGGCAAGAAAACGATCATGACCAACGCGACTCGCGGCAAGAAGTCTGCGCAGACGGTTGAGCCGTATTATCCGGACAACTCGCAGGCTCCGGCAGCGTCCCCCGTGTTTTGGCCTGACGAAGCATTCGCCAAACGCCTGGCAGCAGCGCAACCGAAGATCGATTCCGGCGAGCTGACCGCCGAAGCATTCATCGCAACGCTGGAGAAGAAGGCGCCGATGACTGCCGGTCAGAAGGCTCGGGTTAAACCTACACCTGCGCCGGTTATCGATGACGACGAGCCGCCGCAAATGGAGGATGGCGATCCATTCGACATGGCAAACGGCTAACGCAATCAGCCTGCATTCATGCGGGCTTTTTGTTATCTGGTGTTGACATAGTTATTATGCGGGCAGATACTTGGCTCAACACAACGACAGGAGCAACCGAAATGAAAGCTGTAGAAGACTGCAAAAGCTGCTGGGGTAAAGGAACAGTGGTGGGCGCTTACGATTTCGTGGGCGCATGCGGAAAGTGCGAAGGCACCGGCTACATTGTTTACGACACTGAAGATCGTTTTGCGCAGGAGCTGGACAAGTTTTTGTCCGAGGTAAAAGCCGAAGTAATCCGCGCGCGAACCAAGTTCCCAGGTCGTCGAATTATGGGTCTTGCGCTGGCTGAGGAATTTGGCGAGCTGATGAAGGCGATGCTTGATGAGCATTCGGCAAATGTTCGCAAGGAAGCCGTCCAGACTGCCGCAATGTGCATTCGTGTAGCGGTCGAGGGTGATGAAAGCATTGACGATTGGCGCAGCAAGCGCGGACTCGGAAAGCTCGGCTTCTAATAACTCAATCATCCCGACAGGAGCAACCCCATGCCACTCTTAACCGCCGCAATCATCGTCTGCGGAGCGCTACCAGCCGCAAACTCTCCGCTGGTCTGCCGCGCCCAGGTCTATCACGGCATAGAAGGTAAACACCCGCAATGCCTGTCGGACGCCACCCGTATGGCTCGGGACGCCGAATCCAACTTCATCAAAGTCGGCGCACTGGTTCGCACTCGATCCCACGCCGAATGCTTCTACGCTGACGACGAAGGATCCGTAATTTTCTACCTGCCAGAATTCATGGCAATTCAACTCGGCGCCGATAGTTCAACGGTTGTTGAATACGATGTTGTTGATGGTGCGCCGGTTATGCGGGCGCCTGATGCTTTTGCTAAGGAGCTTTGAAATGGCGATCACCGAAGTACTCCGCGAACACGAAGACGGCACCGGCTTCACGCTGACCACCAAGGATGCCCGCTCGGCATTCTCGATGGCTGAGAAGATGGCCTTCAGTGGGAAGAAATATTCGATCAAGCTGGGCAAGCGGCCTGGTCAGGATTGGGTTTTGGTTGTGGATGAGGTGGCGGAATGAACATCAAAGTTCCTCTCACGCCATGGCAGCCATCTTGCTGGGTTGCCGGAATCCTCGTCACCAGTAACTTGCTCGGCGACAACTGGCTGAACACCGATGCTCAGCCAATAATCAATATGCCGGACGACTGCCGTGCAAAATATGCGGCGGTTAAAGCGACTTCGGCCATTATGCGGGCGATGCGGAGATGATCATTCGAGCTTGGCATGTTCACGACGGCGAGCCGGGAGAGGCTAGCGTTCTTATTTTTGCGGAAACTCGCAATCGGGCGCGGCAGCTAGCTACGCAAAGCGCGTGGGATTTCGAGTACATCAACACTGAGGCAAAGCTTGCGCCTTTGTGGCATGAGTACGCCGATTACGAAAAGATCATTGAGGACAATTCAGAACTTCCAGATGGTGCGCCAAAATTTTACGCGGATTGGGGGCCACTATTTTATCCGTGATCACTTATCCGGCTTCGTCACCGTACCGGGCTGCACGGCGAAGTCGGTAACAATCGCGTTTTGCTTCTGCGATTCCTTGGTCATGCCGAACCAGAAGCCATTGCACTCCTTGGTCATGGCCAGCCAAATGCCCAGTATCGTGCCGGCGGTTACGGCAACCGTTGGATCCTTGAGAGTGTCCGTGGCCAAGCCCAAAATTATCGCCGCTACGATGAATAGCGATCCGCCAAGCATGATGAACGTGATGATTGGCCGCACAAAATCTCGCGGCTGCTGAGCGGCCAGCTTGCGCGCACTATCCCGATCCGCAGCCTCCGCTGCATACTGCGCGCCAGCAGCCTGAAGCCGCACCGTCTCCGCCTGAACCGCCAGCTTCTCCAGCTCGACACGCGCAGTCAGTTGCAGCTCTTGGATGCGCACCATGGCATCAGGGTTGCCAGCAAGCGCTACGCTGACTGCATCAGGGTCATTCGGCACATTCAGTGCGCTGGCAACCAGAGCTCCTACAGCGGCGCCAGCAGGCCCGCCAAGCAGCGTTCCAACGATTGGCGCGGCACGGCCAACTAGACCACCGATGTCTGACCAGTTCATTCGTCATGCTCCAGGTTGTCAGCGATGCGGCGAGCCCATCCCTTGCCGAACGTTGGCCAGGTCGACAGATCAGTCATGAAGCGCAGGCGAATAGCGCTGTACTTGGCTGGAGTAACCAGTGATGCGGCCGACAGAGTGCGTGGGCCAATGATGCCGTCCTCTGTAACTCCAGCAGCGCGCTGCAACCACTTGATTGCTTGTGCTGGCCCGCTATTCACGGCCGCATCAAATACGTGGAATCGCAGAGCTTCGGGCAATTGGTCGGCCTTGATCGGTTTCCAGTAATCCGCCTCGTAAATCCCGATAGCCATCGACAGCGGGAAGTTGCGCATATCACCCTGAAATCCATGCGCCCGCGCTACTCGCTGAGTGATGCCGTAGTTGGTGGCGCCGCCAGGATCTTTCGGATGGTCGACATAACCGCCCTCATTGCCGAGCAGCCGTTTCAGCGATTGCGTCAGGTTCATTTCGCTTCACCATTCTGAAAATAAAACATCTTCGACACATTCCCCTGCGCCCTGCTGAGCAGCACAAAGAGGATGGCAAAGGTCAGAGTATTGTAAACGGACACGACAGGCCAATTGCCGTACATCAGGACGCGCCCGACGATACTGAGCCACTGCTGGCCGCAAAGTGACGCCAGCCCGAAAGCGCACACGCTAGGCAATAATCGATATGCGGCATCGCCGCGACGAAACTTGAATGCAATCTGATACGCGCAACCTCCGCAGAAAGCCGCCTGCAAGGTCGCAACTATCTGAATCCAGTATAGATCCACTGTGTAAACGATCAGCCAATAGACCTGCATCGCCGTATCGATCATTCGGTTTTCCCCTTGCCGAAGAACCTTCCGACTAGCGACTGTAACCATGCTGGCCAGGTTCCGGTTTGGATTGCCTCAATGACGCTGATGCAGACAACAATGCACACCAGACCAGCGATAAAGGACGAGAAACCAGATGTCCGCGTCCATGCCAAAGAGAGAAGTTCGGCGGCGCCAAAATATCCGCCTATCCATCCGACAATCAAATATCCAGCGCGTTGCCAGTTGTTGATGTCTTTTGCGAACAGGATGAAAAAGAAGGCGCCCCCAAAGGCGCCGATTACCGCAGATAAATCCAAGCCAGGAAATAGGCTCGCCAACCCCACGCCAGCCGTTCCTACGGCAAGCTGTGTTCCCGCTACTGTGAGGCTGTCTGCCATATTGCCCTCGCCTACCATGATTTAGGATGCCGCCACTCGGCGCCGGTAAAGAAGCCGTGACCGGCAAAAAGGCAAATTGCCATACCCAGGATTATACACAGCAGCGACACATGATCCCATTGCCTGGACGGCTGCTCATCTGGTATGTAGCGAACGCCCTGAATGATCAGGAAGGCCGCCACGAACATGTTGGCGCTGATGTCGCGATGCTGGATAAAATTCCAGATCGCGACGGACAGGCAGAGGAAGCTGATGCAGTTCGGGCGGTTTAGCATCAGATGGCCGATTGCGCTGATCGGCTTACCGCTGAAACGGACAGATCCATCCCTTGAGCGGGCTTTTGCGGCCAATCGACCGTCATATGCCATCCAGACTGCGTGGTAACCCTGCCCAAGTAAATGGCGTAACGTTTCCATTCCAGCAATTGAGCTTGGCGCAGTGGCAGCTCAACAATTTCTTCTGGCGTAGCCTCTTCCAAATCAACCGCATCCTGCAAAGTGCCAATGCGGTTGGCTAGAGCTGTTTTCTGCTGAGCTGCAAGCTGTGTTTCTTGCTGTAGTTTTGCACTGTTAATAATCAAAATTGCTTCGGATGAAGGCGGCGGAACCGGAACCCAAATTGGTCGACCTGTATCTGTGGCGCCCAAGTCATAACCATCAGGGCTTGGCTGTTTCCAATAAAGTGCTGCTTCCTCTTCAGTGCAAAGCACTGCGTCAGTTGGCCAAGTTTCTTCTGTATAGGTGCCGTCGTCTTTCCATTCGGCAGGAATAAACCCCATTGGTAGAGACGCGGAAAAATAAACCATGTCCATATCAGTACCCCACCGCTAAAAAGAATCCCTGAACTTGGCCGACAGTATTGGCTAGAATGGGCGCCGATCCTGCGCCAGCGGCGAACCCAGACCATACAAACCCTGTAAGATTTGATGAGTTCAAAGTTGCATAGGCTTGTTGGTTGCCCGTTGCCTGAAGACCGGTTAGCACTACAGCAAGCCTTGCTGTAGGGAATCCAGTGCCGTAAGTTTCGGTTTTTGGTGCGGCAGCCGCGTTGCTTATAGGGCCCCATTGCAAAATAAGACCGCCGGTTACATCGGGAATACGAATAAAATCTTTAGTCCCAAAAACGCGCTTAGGGAACATTGCCGTAATCAATGCAAGCACACCTGACGGATTAGCCGCAACTGTGGATAGAAGACCAGCTACTTGTTCGGCAGGCGTACCAAACCGAACGTACGCAGGGTCTATCGTGTTGGCCAAGTTTGTATTTACCCATCCAGCGCCAACACCAGGCTCTGCTGAGTTATTGGCTATCGTACTTCTCCAATTTGATGCGTTGTGATAGACATGAGCATTAATTGGATATGGAGCCGCACTCAGCACCCATTCCGAATAGCCTTTTTGCTGAATTTCGCCAATAGAGGCGGTGATCTCATTGAGGATGCCATTCATATCCTCTCGATCGATGTTCTTGGCTAGCGGATCAGGAGTCCCGCCGCCCGCGCCATTGTCGCGCTGGTAGTCAAACCCCCATCCAGTTTGCAGGCTAATCGAGCCATCTGGCTGGGTCGGGGTAGGTATGACATTCGTATCGCCAGTGGCAGCAAAGGCCACCTTGCTAAAGTCGCGTCTAGGCATTTCTTAGCTCCCGAAAGTGCCGTTATTGAAATTTAGATTGTACTCGCCAAAGCCAAATACCGGGCGCATCTTGACTTGCCATTTAACGCCAACGCCGGCAGGCCGAGGCAGGAGGTCGAATTCGTCAAGGATAAAACGAAGCTGGCTATCAGGGTTAAAATTAAACTGGTAGATCGCAAAACTCATATCATGAGGATCGATGACGAATACGTTACCGTCGCCAAATAGCTGGCCAAGGAATCGGTTAATTTCCGGAACCGTACCACGACTGGTCAGCTGGAAGTATCGTAGCTTGATCACCAGCCGCTGCTGCTCAATCGTCAGACTTTGCGTCTGATCCGAGGTAACGCCAAAGTTTGACGGCGCATTGAAGTTTTTATTGAATGCGCCAAAACCGAAGTTAACCTTGTCTTGCGGCTCGACCTCTACCCCTAGCCGAACGTTGAGAATGCGCCCCCAAATCGACAGGCCAAACGCGGTGGCGGTGTCCACGTTGAACACATCTCGATACCACCCAAGCCAGAAATTTGTCTGGTTCTCGGTAGTCCATGCCTGCTTTGCAACGGCGAGCGCCTTCAGCTTTTCCGCATCCTCGTACTGCCACAGAATCGCAGCAAGGAGGTTAACGCTTGCATCAAACTCCTGAACGGTACTCATACCACGATCACCGATATTGCGGACTCAGGAAGACGAGCCACCTGATTCAAGAGAATAGGAATTTCAGCTGTAGTCCAGGTTGTGCCGTTTTCAGATATCTCCACCTTCGTAACGAATATTCGCGGCTCAACCATGTTGACTGCGCCGGCCAGCTCAAACGGTGATAGGTCGGAATCGATCACCAATCCGGCTTCACCCTCCAGCTCACCAGCGACGTATTGAGCGATAGCCGCTGGAACTATGCGCTGAACGTCAAGTGTCGACGATTTTACGGTTACTCTGGCCAGGAATGTGCGCTCTACGGGCCGTGCAAACTTTACCTCGTAAGTCTGTCCGCTGGACGGCTCCAAGACGTTGACGACTAGCGATCCGTTCCACGCGGCGCCAAGGCTCTTGGTTTCCAGAAGCGCGGTCGCCACTTCAAGATTGGTTCCTCCCTCGACGCACACGTAAATGCTATGCTCTACAAGAGTCACGCCGTCGATAACTATAGAGGCGTCAGTGACATTCTCACGAAAGCTTAGCGAACGCACGCCGTCGATGTCATACAGGCGAGAAATGATCGCTTCGGGGAGCGCAACAGACTGCAATGCAAGTGTCTGACGACGACGGCGACGACCAGCGACATCAGACTCAACCAGGCGACCGAGCTCGGCAGCATTTGGATTTGTTACCTGCTCCCATCCGAGCACGCTGGATGCGACCTGCACTAGCGTATTAGGAGCGGCGGCAATCGGTCCCGTATCTACCGACTCCATCAGGCCGGTAGCAAATCCCGCGTTATCGAGCAGGATGTTGTCTACCGTGTAGAATTGCGCGCCGCTGCCCTGAACTGTCGCAATGGATCCGGCAGGAATAAGCGTAAGAGCCGTTCCGCGAAACTCAACGCCGACCAATCGCGAGCGAGATGCGCCACGACGACTGCCAGCAGTTAAAGACCACAGCGCATCCAGCCATACGCCGCCAGCCAAGTCGGGGTTAATCTGATTTGCTACCTCGGCGTTGTTCCGCACCATGGCATCCCGCGATTCAACCTCCATCGTAATGATTACGCCTTGGGGCGTCTCAGGGGTCACAGCGAGATCTTGACCGAACGCTGTACGCCACTCAGCAATCACGTCATCGCGCAAGGTCGAGGTATCTGGAACGATGACGCCGGTATTGATGACGTAATTGAAATCAACCATTGACTTCACTCAACCCATAAATGGTTTCTATGGTTGCAGTGTACTTCAAAATGTCGCCATCTTGAACCACATCGAATTGGCGAATTCCTGTAACGCCAGGCGTTTGTAGTAGGCGCTGCTTTGTTGCGGCTTCGTACTGTTGGAGGGTTACATTTGCGCCGAAGGCAACCATGAAGAATGGGATTCCAAGGTCGTATTCGTGCAGCATTTCATTGCGCAAAGTTTTCCCATAATGAACAGCGTCCTGGCTGACAGCCTCTACATCGCGAGCGAATGACAGAAGGCCATCCGCGCCAATCAATAAATCGTTGTTGATGTCGACCGCAAGGGTAATCATGGCACTGGTAATCCTGTAGGGCTGATTGGGCCGAGTGGAGCTGTAGGCGATCCGACATGTCGATGGGTGTCGCCAACGTTGATGCCGTTGTGGCGCAAAGTTCCTGGGGGGCTGACCATGTTGATGCCGGCAGCCGTTATCTCGATGCTGACGCCGCCAACTGACTGCTTTATCGCGTCATCGCCAAGGGCAATGCAGACCGTGCCGTCCATTGATTGCCAGACAGCCCTATCTGCGTTTTCTCCGCTAATCACCCACTCTTTGAATGTGTCAGGGAAGAACATGGCGTCACTGAATTTATGCATGCGCTCGGTGTTAGGCCAATCCTCTCCTCCGCCGCGCTGGAAGATCAATGAGACATCGCGATCATTTGCCTTGAGCCAGCCCAAGTCGCCAGGCTTGATAGGAAACCTCATGAAGAATCCGCCGCCACCGAAGCGAAATACTGGAATGTTCGGAACCTGGGCTCGACTTACTTTGCCGCCATCGGTAGTCCCAACCATCACCACCGGCTTGATCACCGCCCGATTGGTGGCGTCGTCGTAGCTCACCACGGTGGCGGGCAACATGCCTTCGAACTCATTCAGGAAGAACGAGCGCAGCATCGCGTTCAGTCCGCCAGAAAGGGAGCCTTCATTCGCCGAGTCGCTATTTGGCTTTTGGTTTTGGAGGCTCATAGCCGTACCTTGAGCAGATGCCGGTGTAGAAGAACGGATCGTCATGACTGGCTATGTCGAACTTCAGCTGGTCAATGACGTAATCGCCATTCATTGGTTTATTAAATTTGCTTTCCAATCTTACCATGCCGCCTAATAGACTTTCGCTATCAATCAGCCAGGTAAGGTCGGCGCCCTTCTCGGTTGGCTTTGGAATTCCGACAAGGCCGGAATCGATATTCAGTATCTTGATGCGATTAGTCAGCGCTTTACCATAGTCTTTAACTATTAATGATTCGTCATCGATAAAAGCCCTTACGTTGCCAGCCTGCTGGAGCAGGTCGACCATCTTGAGCGCCGCGCCAGTGAAAGAAAAATTGGAGATATTCTTGTCCAGCGCCTGGAAGTCCAGCCCCAGCCCGATTTCCTGCGCGACTCGCTGCGACACGGCGGAAAGCTTGGCGAGCGCCTGGCCAGACACTGCAACGATGTTGCCGGCCTGTGCGCTTTGCGTCTTGGCCTTCAGCACCACATTCACATCTGGAGGGCTCGACGGCTCGGCACTGTTAATGTCGCCAATGAACAGGCGGAATACACCAGTTGATATACGACCAGCCTCTACGATCAGTCGCTTGGGCGTACGGTTCGAGTTGAAGGGGCTGGTTTCTGTCAGGATGTAATCGCGGGTGCGCGTGGATAGCCCGCTGATCGTAGCGGTGCATTCGTTCTGCAATGGATTGGCGAACTTCGTACCGCTGACCTTGATATTGAGCGAGCGCCCAGTAACGGGGTCGCGCTCATACCAGTTGATCTGGCCTGATACCTCGATGCCGATTCTGATGCGGCGCGGGTCAACCTTCATCATGCTGCGGCCCTGGCTTCTGCGCGAGCAAGCTCGATTTCTTCTGGCGCGGCATAGACCATGATCTGATCAATTCCAAAGCGCTCCCAGTAAGGGATCTCTTCGTTTTCAGTCAGGATAATGAAGTTGCCGGCGCCTTGCAGGTATTCATAGGGGATAATCGGAGTCTCGGCGACAATACGGATCCCAGTTAGGCGCATGACTTCGTTGAGCGTTACGTCGGCAATCATGCTGGTGGTTGCCTGCTTGATTACAAAATCCCAGCGATTGCCGTCCAGCGTCACGCTGAATGATTGGTTTGGTGTGGCCGTAATATCAATTATGCGCATCAGTTGAATACCCCGTACAGCACGCTTGCCTTGCGAGTTGTTGGCGCGTCGGCCTCGGTTGTCTGTTTCTGTCCGCCCTTGCTTGTACTGGCTTGCTTCTTGTTCTTAACCTTGCTCGGCGGGAGTGCGCCATACTGCGGCTCAACCGTGCGCCACTCTACAAGCCGCAAAGGAATGGAGATCGCGCCACCGAGCTCGACAGTTTCATCGTGAGGCATCTCGCTGATCAGCATGGAGGAATAGCTTGAAACCTTCGTCTGCACGGTGACAAGCCGGTTATCATTCATCGCCTGTGCAAACTGCTGATAGACGTCTCGCGCATCCTCTTCCTGCACCAGTATATCGATGGCGACCTCTATCTGGTCGTCGACTGCGTGGTCGCTTCGAATGGTGCCGTCTTCAACCTCATATTTCGTGATGCGCTTGGTCTTGCGGACGCTGACGCGCATCGGCTGAGCCGCAACAAAAAGCTGCTCAAAGGATTCGCCGTCAAGAATGGCAACCAGATCCTGGGTGAATGAGCTTTCGAAGGCCATCAGCGTGACACTCCCGTAGCCGATTCATGCTCAAGGTTTTTCAGCTGGCTGCTCAATTCGGAATTCATGTCTTTGGCCACGCCCTGGGCATCTGTTGCTTGAGTCTGAACGTTAACCTGCCCGATTTCTACCGTGCTGTTTTTGGTCTGCGTCCCATTGCTGATTGCGCTGCTGCTTACTCCATTGAGCGGGCTAGACGAAGCTGCGGCAATGGCGCCATTGGCCATGGTAATACTTGGAACATCAAGAGGATCTTGACCTGAGCCGCTTGGAAGAGCTGGCTTATTTTCTCCGCCCTCATCATCGCCGAATCCGATAAATCCTGCGACAGCATTTCCTGCTGATTTGAGTTTGTTGATGCCGTCCATCACGAAAGCGATGGAGCCTTTTACCGCATCCACAATACCCGAGAAGATGGACGCAATGAGTTCGCCCATGCTGCGGAACACCGAGACTACATCTGCGGAGAATTGCGAAAATGACCCGTAAGCCTCAGCCAGGTAGTCCACTGCGAACTTGATGCCAGCCACAATTTGCAGGAATGCCGCAGTGACAAAGCCGCCGATCTGGGCGGCGCCAGTCATCAGCGTATCCCAGAAAGCCTTAAAGATATCTATCAACGTCATAACGACCTTTTCCACCATCGGGTATTTCTCGAAAATCTGCCCGATGAAAGAATTGTTGCCGTCGATGAAGTTCATGATGTCGTCGTAGACCAGCGCGAACGCGGCGGCGACTGCGGTGATTGTGGCGATGATGAGCAGGAGTGGCCAGGTGGCGGCTAGGGTTGCCGCAGCGGCAGCGATCATGGCTGGCAGATAGACTGCGGTCACGATGGCGGCCACCGCGATAAAGAAACCAATGATGGCGTCCTTGTGCTCGCCGGCCCACTCAACGACCTTTGTCAGCCATCCAATGACCTTGGTAAGCGCGGGAATCAACGAGTCAAGAAATGAATTTGTCGCGTTACTGGTCGCCGCACGAAGCGCGTAAAGCCCCTCGTTGAATACCTTAGCCCGCTCGGCGGCTTCTTTCGTGACAACGCCCTGGGCTTTCTGGACGGCCAGCATGCGCTCCAGCTCTTTGCGGCCCTTGAGAATAAGCTCTACGGTTCGGTTGTCGGTGATGCCCAGCTCTTTGATCTTGAATACCGCAGCGCTCTTGTCCAGACCCTCTACAGCGCTAGCCAGATCGAGGATGCCCGTCAGGCCATCCTTTGCCTTGCCATTGGTGTCCGTGATCGCAATTCCTAGCGCCTTGAATGCCTTGGCGCGTCCAGACTCCTTATCGGACAGCGCCTCGCCAAGAGCTTCGGCCATATCGGTCAAGGAGTCACGTGCGCCTTGCGCATCACCCCCGGCACGCTCAGCAGCCTTGCCGAACGCATCCAGATCGCCAATAGCAATCCCCAAGGCTTCAGACGTGCGCGAAAGCTCGCCAATCATCTCGGCGCGAGCTACGGCGCCACTGATAGCATTGCCGACCGAAAGCGCGGCAGTCAGCGCGCCAAGAGCTTTCGCGGCAAATCCTGCAAAGGCGGCGCCGGTAGAGTTTGCTTGTGATTCACTTTCGCCGAGGGACTTCGTGAGGCCGTCAGCCTTCGCGGTCGACTGATCAATATTGCGATCAACGCCGCTTGCGTCCACGCCGATTCTGATCAGCAGCTCTTCAAGCAGCGCCATGGATAATCCTTATTTCTTTTGTGCGTGTTTTGCGGCTAAAGCCTCATTGATTCGCTGAACCATGATGCCTTCCCACATGTTCAGGACGTCTTCGAGGTCGCATTGATTGTGGAGTTCAAACCATCCGCAAAGTCCTGCGCCAAGGATGGCGGAAGCAATGGGATCAGCATTTTGATAATCGACGGTAGGCGAGTTTCCGAAAAGCGCTTGAGGAACGCGGAAAGCCCGCCTTGTCCGAAAAAATCGAAATTATACGCCAGCATCTGCGCCTCAAGCTTCAGGCCGACAGTAGCGTCAGGCACGTGATTGGCGATCAGATCCATATTGGTCAGTCGGATCATATCGCTGTCTTCTGGCTGTTTGGCGACGTGCTTCATCAGCTTAAGCATGATGGCTTCGCTGGCTTTGTAGTCGCCGACCTTGGGCATGTTCGAGACTGGGTAGGTCGCAGCGACCTCACGCCCCACAGGATACGGCAAGCGCGAGATAACAAAGGTGTGAACACCGCCGTCCATGTCGGTGATCTGGATTTCTTTGGGCTTGATTAATTCGTTCAACTCGGTGTTGCTCCCGTCGTTTTACGCGCTGAAGTCTTCGGTTGCTGCGGTCGATGCCAGCCCTTCGAATGCGAAGGTGTAAGCGTTGGTCTTGATGCGGCCGGCAGATGCCACCGACTTGCCCGGCATCCCATTAGTCATCTTACCGCGACTGAGGGTTTCAGTGGATCCGTCCGGGTAGTTGGCCACGACAGTGATGATGTCGCGAGCCGAGCGCTTGCCCTTGGCTACGCGGTTGGCCTCATAGATGATGGCCAGATTGCGCTGGCCAGGACTGCCAGGGATGGCGTTCACGGTGCGCACCAACGGCACTGGCGAGGAGAACACCACCAGATCACCATTGAGGTTCATCGCGGTTGTGGCGATGTCGATAGCTGGAGCATCCCAGCCATCCGCGTCGTCTGCAAACTCGGCGAACGTGAATCCTTGCGGGAAGGTCACGCTTGCCTTGATAGTGAGGCTCAGGCCGGTAGCCGAAACATCAAACATAATCTTGATCCTTTGGTTGGTACAACCCCGTTAAACGAGGTTGTGAGAGCCTTCGATTTTGCGGACGACATCGTTTTTAGCGTAAGCGATGGTGTACTTGGCGACGTATTCTGCGATGCCGGACGGGCCGACCACCTCAACCATTTCAACGTCAGCCCAGTAGCCATTGTTCTGCACTTCGAGATAGGCGAGCGCATCACCGGTCAGCTCGGTAACAGCGATCTGCTGGGCAGCGGTAAGAAGCTTGCCAACGCTGATCGTGCCGTTGAACTTGGCGCGATCGATGCCGTCAGCAATCTGGATCATGATCAGACCGCGACCTTCGTTGTTGGCGGGGATATTGCTGATTGAAAGCTGAAGGCTCAGGAAGGCTGCTGCCATGAAGGCTTTAAACCACTGCTCGTTCGCGTGAACATTCATGTCCAGGGCCGCAGTGGCGCCGCCCATCAGGAAACCGCGCTGGAAGAACGCGATACGCTGGCCAGCCGATGCGGTAACGCCGTAGTAGTTAACGCGAGCTGCATCCAATGCCAGTGATTCAGCGTTATCTGTGACGAAACCGCTCATGTTTATCGGATCGAGAGGATCGGTAAGTGCGGACTGCCGATACATGTAGTTGACTGTGGCATTTCGGCGGTTGTAATCGGTTGCCGCCATGATCGCTTGCGGCACGGACTCTACGTAAACGTCATCAACCATATTCAAAATCAGGCCAACCGAAGCGATGCCGATCAGTGCTGCCGACCACGCTTCATAATCAGCACGGCTCACGCTCAGGTACAGCTGATACTTGATATTCTGGCCGGCGACGTAGGCGGCGAGGTCGACCGCCTGCTCCAGAGTCATCGGATCCTGGAAAGAGGCGCTACCGAAAGAATCGGTCAGCTGCTCTGCGGCGATGAATGCCGACAGCGGGGTCTGCACCGCAACGCCTGGCGATTGAACCGATCCGACGCCATTCAGGTTGATCAGCGGCGCAATGTCAGTGCCAGATGGAGCTACGCTAACAACGGCCGGCGCATTGCCGACAGCTGAGCCCTGTACCTTGAATTCCTGAGTGAGCGAATCGTAAGTTACCAGCGCAGTCGTGTACTGAGCGCCGCCGCCAGAGCCGCGAATTGCTGTTTGCAGAGCCGAAGCCACATCAGCGAAGGTCAGCGCGGTCGAAAGGTTGATGCCGGTCAGGTTGATCGGGTTATCGCCAAGCTGAATGGAGAGCGAACCAGTGGTTACAGCCTGAAGCGCGGCAAGAGTCGAGGTGTTCGGCGCGCCAACCAACAGAGGCGTGCGACCAGTCGGTGCATAGGCCGCGTATTGCAGGTTGTTCGCCTTGGAAGCCGGGGCGGGGCTTACGTAGCTGAAGTATTGTGCAGCGAACCGCGCTTCAGCAGTCTCCGCGCCGAAGTAATCCTGCGCGCCACCATTCAAGACGGTGACAATGCCATCAACTGGCACCAAAGGATTACTGGTGAATCGCCGACCAGTGAGTGACTGGACTGCCACAGAGGAGGCACCGATAACGGCACTGGTGATTTCAACGTATCGAGTGCTTTTGATTGGCATTTCTGCGCCTCATACTCTGCGTATATTGAGCTCTATCCTATCGATAGAATCTGTTGATTGGATTATGACTTGCTTATGGGTAACGGTAAAGTCAAACGATGGGTTGAACTCATACTGGTCACGGTCGTTGACGAATTGCGGGTTTCGCACATCGCTTGGACGGCGAACGCCAACGTTCTCGGCGGTCAGTGCTTTGATGAATGGCTGGGATTGCACGACCATTCGCGCCAACACGGTCAGATCCTTGGCGGTTTTCTGGGTCAGGTTGGTCGGATCATCAGGAACAAGCGCGCCCATCTGGAATGAGCTGGCGATGATCTGAGTTTCTTTGGTGGTCATCAGTAGCGTATCTGGATCGGTGGTGCGCGACGTGTATTGCCAGCCTTCAGGCGTATCGGGAAGCGCCCAGAAATACAGGCATCGAGTTACGCGACCTTGAGTGGTTGGCTGGTAGCCCTGCTTTATAGGAAGATCGGTCACGCCGTAGCGTGCCAAGCCTGCCAGCAGCTCTCTCCGGATGAGGATGCCGAGGGCTTTCTCGTTCATGCTGGGCCAATATCCACAAAGAGAATCCCTTTCCAGCCATCTTGAGCGTACCAGTCAGCATCGCCCTGGACTTCGTACTTTCGTCCACCGAACACGGCATAGTCAGGCGAGGACTCGCGCTTGACCATTTCCAGTGGATTGGAGGTGTACAGGTTCCGGTACTGCTTGGCGGTGTCCAGCCCCATTTCGCTGACCGTGCGAGCATCAACCGGCTGAAAGCTTCCGATAATAGTTATCGGCGCATCATAGCCGGGGATGTCCTGGCCTAGAGCGTTGGTCGTGTTGCCCGCGAACTTGTACCACTGCAAGGTTTGCGCTGCTATGGCGCCCAGTGCGATGTTTAGCAGGTTGATTCCGGGGATCATTTATTCACCACTGCCGAAGTAACTGCCTGAAGCATTGCGCCCGTATCCACCAGCGGCTTAGCACTGGCAGCTTTCTTGCCTTTCTTGCGAGACTGCCTGGCTCGAATGGTCGACTCGGCAAGCGGCGGAGATGTCACAGCCTTGATTGCCTTGCGAACGTCACCGGCTGCAACCATCCCAACCTGCTCAAGCGCATGGTCAATCGTGACGGCGCCATTCAAAGCAGCCTTCACACCAGCGGCAATACCGCGCTGCCATTTGTTTTGGTTCTGTAATTCAGCTGGGCGCATGAACGGACGCGGCGGAATCGGGCCGTAACCAAACTCCTGAATCGCAGCCACGTAGGCAATTGGCGTGCCGTCTGGATACTTGGCGCTCTCAAAAAATCCCACGCGGATCTCTTTCGACTCCAGATCTCGGAGCATCTTCTTGATGGCGTCTGATTTGCTGGAGCGCTGGATTTCCATCAGAATCTCACTCGCCCACGCCCAGGAAACCCGCCACCAACAACGCGAAAACCAGCCCGCTCGCCACGCCCACCAACATAGAAACCGCCAGAATTGCAGCGAGCCATCAGCGCGGCGAACTGTTGACCGAACGGCGTACCATTCAGCCAGTAATTCCAGGCAGTGGTAGCGGGCGGCATCGCGAACGAAACCGAAACCTTATCGATGGTCGCGCTCGACAGCTGGCCAACAGTGCCAGTTCCTCCTCCAGCCGCAGCGTTAGCCGCAAGTTGGAGCAGGTGCGCAACCATCAACAACCACATCTGCTCGGTGCATTTGCAGCCGCGCTCGCTGGTAAAGCACAAGGCCATTTGAGCAGTCGCCAGCACCACCTCATCAGTCACTTCATTGAACTGAGGATAGAGGAGGCGAAACAGTGCTAGCGGGAACTCTTCCATGGCCGTTACTTCTTCTGCTTGCGGGTGACGTGCGTACCTTCCACCGACTCGACTTCCGGGTCATTCAGCGTCAGCGTTTCCGGGGTTTCCGGAGCGGAGGCATCGCGACCAGTCATGTTGGCGGCGACCAGATCCGCGTCTTCCTTGAACTTCTCGACGGTGATGAAGCCGTTGTCCATATGCAGCTTGAACACTGGGTAGCTCTTGCACTCGTCCAGCTGCGCGCTGGTGATGCGGGTAGCCACGCCGAGCGGGGTGATCACGTTCTTATTGGCCACGTTGGCCTTGCCGTTGATGAGCACTTCACCGTAACGGTTGTCGTTGCTCAGCGTCGAATAAACGTAGTAATCCATGATGATCTCCAGGCAATAAAAAGCGGTGAACCAATACTAGCACGGCTCACCGCGATTTATCAGATGCCGGTCAGGCGGGCAAAGGCCCATGGACGCAGGACGAAGATGCCGCCCAATGCGTTGATGGCGTCTTCGATGTAGCCTTTGACGCGCTGCTCGCTGCCGATCACGCGATACTTCTCGGGCACCAACTGCACCAGGGTGCGGCTGTCTGCATCGTCGAAACCGCTCAGGCTTTCGACGTAGAAGTAGGCCACGTTGGCACCACCGTTTGCTGCGGTGAATTCAGGAACGAACTCGAAGCGAGCGCCAGGGTAGTTCTCGGCAACCCAGGTGCCAACGGTTTGGCCGATAGCCGATACCGCGTCACGCACTTGCAGTACGCCGATGTAATCCAGCGGCAGGGCGAACACCATCTGAGCATCCGGGCCAATGTTGCCGCCCGACTGGATGATGATCTTGTTGACGGCGTTGGCGATATCAGCGGTGATGGCGGCGAAGGTCGCCCATACGCCAGCAGTGCGCCATGCAGCAGCGGCTGCGGTATACGGCGGCAGGTTCGGATCGTTCAGCAGGCCATAGGTGCGGTTGCTGCCACCGTTGAAGCCGTTGAAGCCGATGCTGTTGCGGCTGTAGTCCAGCGACTCGATGACCGACTTGCGTTTTTCTTCGGCATCGTTGAAGCCTTCGCGGGACTGACGAGCCTCTTCCAGCTTGCCGACTTGGAAGCCCTGCTCGAAACGAACCAACGAACGAGGCTCGCGGTACGAACGGTAGTTCGCCAGCGGGATGTTTGAGGTATCGCCGTACAGTTCAGCCTTGCCGACTGGCACCGCAACCTTCTGGGTCACGAATTCATCTTCCCAGCTACCGCCGACCAGCACGCCAGCGAGGGCATCGATACGGCGAACCTGGGTCAGGATGCGCACGACGCCAGGCAGCTCAGTTTCGAGCAGGTGGCGATACATGGCGCCTTGCTGAGTCGCAGGGCCGACCAGCGCGGTGTCAGCAGCCAGCGTAATGCCCAACTGATTCGCCTGATCCAGGGTCGGCTTGGCGTCCAACGCCAGCGGGCCGCGTTCTTTGAGGGTGCGCCCGGAGGCGTAGAAACGTTCTTTCATGTCTGCGACACCTTATTGAGTCAGGCGGATAACGGCCAGGGTTGGAGTTTCGGGCGATACGTTGTGACGGCTCACAACCGCGCCAGCGATTTGGGTCTGGCCAGCGCCAGCGGTGCCGTGGCCGAGCTCACCGGTAGCGTTAACGAAGTAAATCAGATCGCCGATGGTTGCGCCGGTAGTGGTCAGCGACACGAACCATTCACCCATGAAGCCGAATTCTGCCTGGGTGCCGTTCAGCGCATAGCCCACATCGAGCAGGTACGCTTTCGGGTTGATCATGATGCCAGCGAACAAGCCGGTGCCGCCAGCTTGCACGGTTTCGACCGCTTCATCTGCGTAGGTGAAGGCGCGACCGAAGACGTTGTTGGTTTCAGTTGGAGTAGCCAGCAGCGCGGTCAATGCGCGAGTTGGGCCATCGAAGGCCTGCTCACCGGGAATGCCGGATACCAGCTGGTTGATGGCGGTGTATGGAATAGCCATTATTTTTTCTCCCAGAGAGAGTGGGCCGATTCAGCGCCTGTTTTCGGGCCGCTGTCGCGGGCGAGAGTTTCGTGGGCAGGCTTGCGGCCTTGCATCCAGGCGTCCAGGGCGATGGACTCGCTACCCTTGGCGCACTTGATGCCGAGCTTTTCGACTGCGTATTGAGCAACGCCATCAGCGGTCATGCCCGAGGAATCGAACACGCCGACGTGCTGAGTCACTTGCTTGGCGAGCGCATCGCGATTGGCCAATTGGGTGATGGTGGTCGCGACGGAGTCTTGCGCAGGCTTGGCCTTGAGCTCGGTGATTTGCTTTTGCAAGGACTCGACCTGGCGAACCAGTGCGCCGTCTTTGGCAAGCTTCGCCTTGATCTTGGCATCTGACGCCAACTTGCTGTGCTTGGCACGGGCGGCGCCCAGCTTGACCTTGGCCTTCGCCAACTTGTCTTGAGCCGGTTTGCGCTTGCCGTCCGCAGCGGCAACAACTTCTTCAGATGCGGCGGCAACTTCTTCGATGGCTGCTGCCACCTCTTCGATTGCGGCTTGAGCTTCTTCGGCAGCTGCTACAGCCTGCTCGGCGGCATCGCCTTCAGCGGCGGTAACGACTGGCTCGGCGGCTGGATCCATCATCGGGTCGGCATCCGTCGCTTCAGGATCAGCATCAGCCGCAGCAGGGTCTTTGGCCGGGTCTTCATCCCCGGTAGTTTTTGCGGCCAGCATCTTAGCGATCAACGCTTCGAGCTGTGCCAGTTGCTCAGGGGTAAATTCCATCGGTAGTAACTCCGCTGAATCGAGGGTGAATGTTAGATGGTCTTGGACGGCCACGTCAGGGCCGGTTCGCCCTTCTTCGACCAATGCAAGGTGATTGCCTATAATGTTGCGCTGGGTAAACTGATATGCCTGGCCTTCAAACGTGCCATCTTCAGGAAACCATTCGCAACTGTAGCAAGGGGATAGCTCGACCTTTCCGGCTTTGATAAGCGATTGGGCCGCGCTTGAATGGATTTTGATATTGCCGCGCAGATAAGGCGCGTCGAAATAAACCTGCTCACCGATAGTCCCCTGCATGCCTTTTCGTTCGGCGGGCATGCCTCTGGTACCAAGAACTTCATGCTCATCAATGAACGGCATCAGCTTGAAGCTATCTATTGTTTCTTGGCGGCTCAGCTCTGCGGCTGGGCGATAGACGTAATAAACGCGGTCAGGGTCTTCGGCGCCAGCAATCTCGGATCCAAGGTACGGAAAGACGCCGACTTTAGACAGAGGGTTGTCCTTCACCTCCATGAAGCCGTTAAAGTCCATCTGGCGCTTGGATTCTTTTGGCATTTCTATTAGGCCGATAGTTCTTGATGCACTGAGTCTATCAGCGTGAATTGCAGGGTGCAAGAAAAGGAAAAGCCCGAGGCTTTTAGGTTCGGGCTTCAGTGGAGCGAGGGATATCAGTTGTCGAAGAAGAAAACGATTCGGTGGTTGTCGCCATCTACACCGTCGAAGCCGGCAATGATTCGCTCGATGCTATTGCCAACGATGAACGATGCAGGAACATCGAGGCTGAACTCTGCGTACTTTTCTGAGTTTGACGCCCACCCACAATATGGGTAAAGCAGAGACCAATCAGGATTGCCGCTAGCTATTGAGGCGTCGAGAATTTCCAGCTCGCCCTTGTCTTTCATGCCTTCAATGCGAGTGGTCGTTGCCTTGAGGGCCTCAATCAGAGACCGAAGCTCATGGATGTACAAATAACTATGGCTGTGGCCGTCGCAGCCATATCGCTCAGAGGTTTGGAGCACCTCAGGAGATGCGTCGAATGGGAGGCCGCGAGCTATCAGACTCAACGCATGCTCACTCCTAACGCCTTTGCACAACAGACCGAACAGTTCGTAATTCCGATCCGTGAAGCGCTTCTTCCAATCTACTTCAATTCCTTTTTCATCATCGCCATAGTCATATGGCGTCCATTCGTCAGCGCTTACCCACTTCCCGTTAATTTGCTTTTCTTTGTAAAGATGAATATCGCAGCCCATTTTGTCGCTCCTGTCGTTTGGTGTTCGCTGATCTTATGCGCCCATAATAACTATGTCAACAGATTATTGAGTGTCCTCCGCATCTCCCAGCTCAAGCACCGGCGCCATCGTGCACTTGCAGTGAATTAGCTGGCCGGGGAAACCGCGCTCGCCCGTTCTTTCGTCAATAACAGGCGGGTCATCATAGCTGAATATCTGACCATCGTATTGCACATGCAGCTTCCTAGGTTCTGGTGAGCCTCCGCTATGGATCCACTCCCATCGCCGCATGCCGACCGACTTAGCCCGCTCAACATTCATCGCCGACGTGACTTTGCGAGTCTGATCGATGGCAATCAGCTTGGCGCGATTCTCGGTCAGCCCATCGTAATGCCGGATCCCCTCAAAGATATCCTGCGCACCATTGCCGCCAGTTGAAACCGAACGGAGAACCAATTGAGAAATTCTTTCGTGATACTGCTGCTGGATAGATTTTATCAATCCAACGTTTTCGGCGGTTGCGGCGGTGATCTTCTCACTAAGCTCGCCTGGCATATCAGGAACCGGAATCGTGATGCCGCCCGATATCTTCTTGAGCGAATCGCCCAGCGCCCGCTTGGACGCCA